TCTGGTGTTTGCATTATGCTAGGTCTCCTAACACTGCGTAGTTTCTACCGTCTGTATCTGATGCTGCTGAAGTAGAGTGTGTCTTTAAAACCATACTAGATGTTGCCCGAAGATATGTTCCACTAAGCTCTTGAATACATGCAATGAAACTGTTTTCTTTTGGGGTGCCAATATTTGAAAAATTTGCATTACTCATATTGTTAGTGAAGTTTGCCCTAACTACACCAGCAGCTTCATCTGTAAGACTAGCTACATTAAACGACCCCGTAATACTAGGAGTTCCATCACCCTCAATAAAGGCCCACGCCTTCGCACTACCCTCAACAACGAACTTTGTGTCTACAGAGCCGGAGGTGCTGTGTTCTAGGGTATCTGCTTTGATTTTTCCTAGTGCCATTACGCTAAGTCTCCATGCCCTAAAGAACTTACATCGTCAACATCAATCGCCGCACCAGTGTCTGTCCTAGCACAATAGGTGTATATACTTGATGCTGTGTTTGAAGCGTGAGAGACAGTATCTATACTTGTTCTATATCCACTTTGGCCACCTAAAGCATTTCTTGCGTAATCGTTGCTAGACATACTGTTGGTCAAATTAGTTTCGTAAGCTCCTGTTCCATTATCATCAACAGAACTTGTATTGAACGAATCATTTATGGTTGTTCCATTAGTCTGGTTACACCAAACCTTCCCCAACCCTTGCTGAAGATTAGTGGTCGTGCTATTACCTTCACCTGTGACTACAATAGACCCAGCCGTGCCTACGCCAGTGAGTTTGTCTGTTTTTACCTCACTCATGCTAAGTCTCCGTGTTGAACAAACTGTAAAAATTCTGGGTCTTCAATAGCTAAAGTATCTGCACGAACACTCCACGTTATTACCTGACTTGCACTTGCAGCCCCCGGAAGACTTATGTATCTATTATAAGAAGTGGTATCATTACCTTGATTATTACAACCTGCTGTAATACTATTTACATCACTGAAAGAGCTAGTAAAAGCATGAGTATATTTTCCTGTAGCGTTATCTGTGACACTGCTAATATTAGAACTCGCTCTAATTGTTGCAGTTCCTGAACCATCTAAATTACAAGATGCTTTCGCAGCCTGTTGACTGGTAAGCGTAACCGCACCACCGCTCGTGCTTTGTATGGTATCTGCTTTTAATGTACTCATAGCGTCACCAACGTCCCACCAGACTCGACTGTAAGTGTAACACCAGAAGCCACAGTAAACGGACCAGTTACGTTGGCGTTCTCTGTGGCTAGGATAGTGGTGTCTACAGTCAGGCTTTGATTGTTTGTACGAAAGATACCACCAGACTTAAAGTTGCCTCTGTTTTCTGCGGCAGGTGAAATGGATCCAGAGGATACACCCATATACATAACAAAGATGTTGTTGCCGGAGTTACTTGATGGCGCTTCATCGAACGTAAGAGTGGTTCCGTTAGGCACGGTATATGATCCAGTTGGCTCTTGAACCACCCCATCAACGGAGACGACTATATCTTCTGCACGAACCGTCTGATTAAGAGTAAAGGTGGTGGTGCTTCCATCACCACTAAACTCCTGCCTTGTAGGTCTGGCCTGAAAACTAGATACTACTGGATTACCAAGGAAAGGCATCAGGTGATCTCCATTATACTCGCTACAGTATCCAAGCTGTTTGCCGTGTCACTCTGCACAATCAAGCTATGCCCGGTTTCCATGACAATCTTGTTGCCTGCCATATATTCAAAACTAGATGCCGCAGGAATCGGTATGTCTTTTGCCAGAAACACCATATCTCCAGCGTTCAGCTTTATGTCAGCAGTGATTTGAGAAGATGAGGTGTTCGCCAGAGTCAGACCAATAACAACGGTAGTGGTAGAACTTGGCACGGTGTAAACAGCCATGTCCGAGTTGGCACTGGCTGATCCACCGTTGAACACCTTATTTTTAAAGGTATTAGCCATGTTCTACTCCTATGCTACATCATCTAGTAAAGCACATACTATGACTTCGGCTGTTGATGCAGATGAAATAGCGTGTATATCCGCTACGGTTGTGTTTGGCAGTCTTGCTACAAAAGCCTCACTTGGACCAATCGTAATACCATCAGTTGCACTAGATGATGCGGTGCCTGCGTCCAGGACTATGTAAATGCTGCGGCTGTTGGTGTCGACGTTTTTTATGAACAAAAACTTTACTTTGTCACCTGTAGCAACGGCAGTAGGTGCCGTGTCATCGTCAACTGCGGTGTAATCTGTGTAATTACCAGCGATCAAGTCTGTGCTTGAGTTAGAGACGCTAGTCTTCTTGTAATACCACTTATCGTTGGCATCAGCAGGAGTAACAGTCATACTTGCCGAAAAGGTCTTAGCAATCTCGTCTGGCAAAACTGTCGCCTGTATTGTTGCGGATCCATCATTTGCCATTTTTAACTCCTATCCTAAAGCTATGGCTAAAGCAGTAGCTGTACCAGCGACCTCTGCACTACTACCTACGTTAAAAGATGTAGCAAGTCCAGTGACTGCCGCCCCTGATCCTGCACCATCACAGAACACAATGTCAGAAGTACCGTTTGGTATAGACACTGTAGCTCCTGTTCCTTGTTTTATAGTAGCTGCTCTGCTACCAGACAAAGAATTTTTTATGATAAAAAACTTACTTGTAGTATTTGGTGCAATCGTGACCACGTTTGTGCCACCAAGATCAGAGCCACTATCTTTTAAATTAATTACAGAAAACATACCAGTCTGAACATTACTGGAGCCAGAGGTCGGAGATCCTAACCTTACGGTCAAGTCTGTAGTCAGGTCAGAAGCTGTTAAGTCAGTAGCGCCTGTTATTCTATCAAATATGTCAAAGTTAAAGTTGGTGACATCGCCCCAACTACCAGACAATTCACCCGTAGCTGGTTTTTCTATGCCAAGATTTGTACTAAACGAGCTTGCCATTTATTACTCCTATGCCGCCTTATCTGTCCAAGACGGTGTTTGTGACGGTGTTACATCACTCCAAATTGTCGTAACACCTGCCACAGACACCCAATTTGGCGTTTGTGACGGTATAACATCCGTGTACACGAGAACTATAGCAGTATTTCCTGTCGCTGTAACCCCTGTCGGAAAAACTCCTATAGATAATGGGAAAGTAATCGTTCCAGTGCTTAGTTCAGCCGTTCCTTCTACACCTGTAAGGGATAAGAGTGAAGTTCCGCTAACGCCTTCCTCACCTAAACTTGTAGTGGCTACGGCACCAACACCTATTACCCTCGCTCCGGCGTTAGTTTGCTCATCGCCAAGAGCAGAAGTGCCTGAAACTCCTGTAACTGAGAAAAGGGCTGCGCCTATAAGAGTTAAGTTTCCTACGGCTCCAGTGGCTGCTACGCCCGTGGGTACATGCAGAACAGTTCCTGCTGGTGTTACAGCGCCAGCGGAGGCTGTAGCTGAGACACCCGTGACAGTAATCGGTATGGCTTGGTTCCAAGCACTTTCGCCCCAAGTGCCTCTGCCCCATCCAGATACAGTCACCGCGTCACTCCGTTAAGCTATACGAATAATAGCGTTACTTGCATCGGCTGTTGGAAACTGAATGGTAAATGTGCCAGAGGTTGAGGTTTTATTTGAAGAAAAGTCCAACACTGCAACAGCCTTGTTGCTGTTAGTGCTGTTATATATCAAAGCGCCCATTGCAGTAATTGTAGCCGTGGTAAAGCTAAGATCTGCAAAATCAGTAAATGCTGTGGTTCCAGACGTAGTTGGCGCGACTTTTGTAAGTGTGCCACCCCCAGTTGCATATGAACCGCTAGAAGCTACCTCACCTGTCGTGGTAAATGCAGTGGTTGTTGCTCCTAAAGTAGCAGTAGTGCTAGACTTTCCACCGCTGCCTTCTGCATATAAAGCAAGCTTAAAAGCGTTGCCATTTGTTGCAAAATTATGCGTACCCAACATCAACTCTTGTTTAAATGCGGTACACATTGCTTGTGCTATTGCCATTACAGTCTCCCTATAGCGTCAGCTAATTGATGTTGACCCGCCTCACGGACCTTCGCGCAAATTGTAGCACGTTCTTCTCTTCTAGCCAACTCTACATAATATTGGACTAAATTCCTAACTCTATCCTTAAAAGCTTCAGCTTGCAATCTAATTGGTTCAGGAGCTTCATCAGATATATACATGATTTTATCTGCCGCCATGTCAGCTATTTGATCATTAGATAATCCGCCATTATCAGATGATACAACATTAACTGATCCTACAGATCCAATATTAACTTCAAACATTGTCATGCCTTCCAAAAATTACAGGTTCATGTTCAATAGGCTCTGGCGATTTAAATTCTGATTGTCTAACAATCATTAAATTGCCATCTTGCACTGTTTGCACAAGCGGATCATCTAATCTATGATAACCATATAATTTTTCATTATCTGGTACATTTGTGTCTAACAAGCTAGATCTATGCGCTATCTCCAACTTAATCCCTTTAGTTGCGGCTATACCGCACCAAAACTCCACACAAGCTCTACCAGACTCTGCCATACTTACATTTTTGTATGTGTAATCTATGCCATATAAACAAAGACAAGTAACTTTACTCCAAATTGCATAAGCAACAGCATAAGCTACAGTATTGTTAAAATAACAATAACCTAATTCTTTAGTTACTTTTTCTAAGGGATACAGTTTTAACTGATCCACTCTGTCATCTAACTGACAAGTGTATATAGGGTTTTTATTTTTTTTTAAAAACTCACGAGCAACACCTGTTTGTGTTCCTGCGTTTTCTGTATCTAAAAACCTAGATACAGGATCCATCATAAATGTTTTATCAACGTGTATAACAGCGCCGATACAATTTATGCCCCATACCTCATCAAATTCTTGAGAGGCAATACGCGCAGACATGTAGTCAGCGTAGCTGCCTCCAAGACCAACTATGGCTATTTTCATGTTTTGTTTGCCCTTACTAACCCTTCACGATATGCGTCTGAATTTTCAACACCACTGCCATAATTTCTAAGTCTGTTAAGAGACTCAGTGTATCTAGCAATATAGAGTTGAAGAATATCTGTTTCGCCCTTCATAAAAGTATACGCCTCAACTAAAGAACCATACAATAATGTATTTGGGGCGTTTTCACTTAACCAGGTCAAAGTTGAGTCTGCGCTAGTGGAAACCACTGTTCCTGTTGCACCGCTTGTAGCTCCAGTTACAGTCTCACCAACTGTTAAATCATTACTTGGTATAACAATAATCATTGTAGTGCCACTTGGCACAGAATTTATCGTCGTGCTTGTGCCACTTGTGCCGCCTGTGATTGTCTCTCCAGCAACAAATGTGCCGCTTACACTACTTACAGTTAAAGTAAATGCGCTGTCTGTTAAGCTAGTAGGTCTATAATAATAATGAAGCTCGGCTGAAAAAGCCGCGTTTGGTGTCGGCGCTAAAATAAAATTATTAACATCATAAAGAGCATAATATTTAGGCACACCAGTAGCGCCTGTGGGATTAAATTCTTGCAAGAAGTTTACATCTTTCAACAATACAAATTCTTTAGTGCTAGAATTTGTAACACTTAAACTAAAAGAAGCTAAATAATCATCTGGCACAGCAAGAAATTGATTACTAGAGGTTGTTGTACCAGTTACATTTTTACGAAAAAAATCTAAGTCCACTTCTTTTAAAATACGCTCTTCTGCGTTTTTTATGAAAAAACTTAGATTATTCTTAAAGGTGGATTCAGTGTTTTCTGTCCAGTCTTGAATAGCTGTTTTTAATGTTGAATATGTAAAACTCATGGTGTGTTCGCCTGTCCACCCATACCGCTATGGTTTGTGCAATAGTAATACAGTGTTGGTGCGCCAACGGCAACCGTGATTTGAGTGTAAGCACCAGAGCTACCTGGTGTGCCGTTAGTGGTTACACCTGTGGTATACTCAGAACCTCCGCCATGGGTGCCATTTGATGTTGTAGAAAATCTAAGTGGATGACCAGAATTACTACTATCAGACTGGTCAAAGCGATAAGTGCTTCCCTCTGATAAGTTTACTGTGGCCTGTTGTACTCCATCAATATAATACTTATTACCATAACCTGTGCTAACTACCGTAACTGTGTAAGTCGCAGCTATGCTTACACCTGTGCCAGAAGCTGTAACGGTGCCAACAGAACCAGTTCCAGAAACCCCTGTAGTAGTTGCGTCAGTGGGCGTGATAACATCCCCACCAAAAGTAATATCTCCTACTTGACCCCGCATTGCAGGTATTAACGGTTGAAACAACAACGTCACTATATCAAACGCAGGAAAAGAAGCTGTCACACTAATGATATTATTAGTATCTGGTCTTGGATCTCTTAACGCTTCAGCGTCTATGGCACGGCGTACAGGCTGTATTTGAGGATGTTTCTCCTCATATTCATCTTTGCCTACAAGGAGTCCATTCCACTCTTTACGCATGTCACGCAGCCTATATCTGAAACCAGACCTGTCAGATATGCCATAAGCGTTTTTACCAACAGCGTATTTGCCCATCACGCTATCCTATAAAACTGAAGATTAGGACTCACACTAAATGAGGCTCTATCACGATCCTCTGCTTGAGCCTTATCAAACTCCTCATCATATATGGTCTTCAAAACCTGTATTCTATCTGGCGCTTTTTTAATTGACAGATAGTAAGCTAAACCAGCGGCTAAACAAGGATAGAAACGAAATGGCACTTCAACAGTATTGGTGAAGGTGTCAGCATCATCAATCCTAGTTAAACAATCATAAACTAACGTATCTGTGCTATTTTCAGGTGTAGGCCATATCTTTATGGCTGGTGTTATCTGTCGATCAACGAAAAACTGAGATGGCCTTGATTGCGTAGTCTTTGAGTTTATTGATAGATAAGTGTCTCGACTTATACGACTCATTGATAAATCAGACCCACTACGTCTAACAACCATAGACAACACATCAATAACATCTGCATCCAAGTTGTAACTAGATGTGCCTTGAGTTAAGGCTTGAGTCCTTTGTGTTATTGTCCATTGATTAAGTCCACGATTAGCCCAATCAGCAAACAATAGATTTAAAGAGCGTTTTGCGCTCTTTAAATCATACCCAGTTTTAACTTCTAAACCACAACGCTCAAAAGCTTCTTCAATATAATCGCTTACGTCTAGTTCAAAGTCAGTTGATCCTGAGACAGCCATTATTTCTTAGCCTTACCGCCACGCATCATCTTTTTGACTTTGCCACCGCGCATCATGCCCATAGCTTTACGAGGAGATACACCCATTTTTTTAGATGCTTGTTTAGCTGCGCCACCACCCATCATCTTTTTAGGCATAGCCATACCACCACCACGCATACGCTTGGCTTTCTTAGCGGCTCCGCCGCCCATCATTTTTTTAGGAATAGTTGATCCGCCGCCACGCATGCGTTTTGGAGCTTTAGTAGCGCCACCACCCATCATTTTTTTAGGTGCGGTTTTTTTAGTTAAACCAAAACCCATTTTTTCTGCTAATTCTTTAAGAGCAGCCATTTGTTTTTTTGTGTCAGCCATTTTGCAACCTCATTCGCCTATTTAGAATTAAACGCACATAATCATCACGATCATAATGATCGTAGTATCCCATTTTTTCTAGCTTTTGACTAGCCTCATTAAGTTCCGACAATCTTTGCACAAAAACCATGGTAAAATCTGTTTGAAACGCCAGCAACCAAACATCCATTTTGTTCAGCGCAAACCATTCATTCATTGCCATACAAGCTGCTTCAACTTCTTCATATGTTTGTTTAGGATCCCACTCTGTACATATAACAACAGAGTACTTGTCATCAAAATATTTGCATTGTCTTGCAATTTGCCCCCATAAGTCTCCATCACAATCAATTATATTTAATTTATTGTCATATATTGCTTTTTTAGCAAACGGACAAGGCGCAAATCCTGTGGCTTTGTCAACCACACTAAGATCTGTCATTACCCAGTTTTCAATTAAATCCTCTATTTCTTCCTTCTCTTTAATGATTTCACCCTTCTTGGCTTACCTGCTGGTTGCCCAAGCCTCTTCTTTTGAGCTATCCTACTACTCTTTTCTTTAGCAGTCATTTCGCTGGCTGTTTTGGGAGTTTTAGAAGAAATCCTTTTGGTGGGGCGGCAATATGGAGTACCCCGTTTTTCACCCTTCCTACGCCCACACGGTTTCCCCGTGCGCTGGTCCTTCCAGTCCTCTTTGAACCACCTCTTGAGCGCCAACCCACTTTTTGTTTTCCTGACTGCCATCTAATAACCAGCCCCTCTAGCTATGGTAATCATCATTATAAAAAATAATCCCACAGCAACTATAATTACTCCACCTACCATAAATGCAAGTTTTATGTTCTCTTGCAACTCTTTATGACGTTTAGCGGCTTCTCTCCTAGCCGCAGCAGCGGCCTCTTTAGCCTCCTGTATACGTTTTGCCCTTTCTGCCACTATAGAAGACCAGGTGCCATGTCCAAATCTCATGTCCACCATACTAGCAATTTCTTGCATCTGTTCTTTAGCCAGCTTCGCGTCTATGATTTCTTGCGCTACTGACTTTATACCAAACTGATCTCCTACTCCTACACCAGACTTTTTATTACGCCTCTGTTGTACCTGTCTTTCACCCTCAAAGAGGTTGTCTATGTGTCCAGCGATTTCTGATACATCATTCGCTGTGCTAATGACACTTTTGATGCCATCGACTGCACTTTTAAATAATGCAAAGCCTGCTAAAGCAGTCGAAATTGGCTCCATTTAAACCTCTATGATTTTTGAGTAACTTTTCTTCTGTTACTCATAATAGCACCGCAACCTCTAGCAATATTAGGATTGCTAGACGGACGCTTTGCCTTGGTAACTGCCCCTCCATTGTTCATTGTAACTACACCGCCAAGAGCTTTTTTCTTGGCTTTCTTCTTCTTTTTGCCTCCAGTGCCGTAGTTAGCGGCACCAACCTTTCTACATTTTGCAATTGCGCCTGAGGCATAGGCACTTGGAAAAACTCTGTAACGAGCCTTTACCTTATGATAACAAGCGTCTTTAGGCATTTTTTCTGCTCCTTCGTAAAGACTCTTTGCCCCTCTTAAATATATTCACTACCTCATTTTTACCCATGACTTTAGCTCTTTGCTCACCAACAGTCAGGATTTGAATCTTCCTAGCAAAAGGTTTTTTAATTTTTTTAACTTTTGCAACAGTCGCTCTAGCATCTGCTGGAGTCGCAAACTTAATTCTGACAGTATCTTTGGGGTTTTCATCTGTATATAATCTCCTGCCAGAGCCTTTAGGTTTTTTACCTGTTCCTACCTTCGGATCTTTTTTGCTCGGCGGCTTAGTAATTTGCTTACTCATCCGCGCTCTGTTCATAACCATTATATAAACCTATTAGCTAATGCCGTTGCCACTATAAGAGCCGCAATTCCCCATAGTCGCATATCTAACTTATCTAATTGACGTTGAATTTCAGCGTAACGCTTATCACACGACTCTTCATGCTTTTCTAGCTGACGCAAGACTTCTTCTGGTGTCATTAGCACTTCCATCTTCTACGAGCCTGTCTTAAACGGCTATTCGGATCTTTTGCCGCTTTTGGAAACTTTTTCATTTGTCCAGCAGATCTAGCGCAAAATGACTTACGCCGCTTTGCTGCCTTGCTGCCCTTTTTAACTTTACCTGTTACAGCAGTTTTTAACTTACTGCCTGGGTTTTCTCTTCTATATCGAGCGACACCAGCCTTAGTCATTCCCGCTCCAGATTTAGTGGAGCGGAAATACTTTTTTGTCTTAGGAGGTTGTTTGTCCCTCTTACGAGCCATAGTTAGTAGCTCTTCTGCACTTGCATGATGATGGTATATGTATCAGCAGAGGAGTGGCCTACAGTCGTGAACATGATGTCACCTGTAACACCAGAACTTGCTGGATTTGTTAAACCACCAAAACTGGTGTAATCGTGATGACCACTTTGATTTTCGCCTAACTCAATACAAAAATCATCTGTAGAAGCGTCAAATAGTATTTTGACCTTCATGCCATTACATTGCCACCAAATCTTTTCTATTGTAGCTCTAGTACAGGCTTGACCTACAGAGTTGTTAGATAAGGCAGAAACATCTACCTTTTTAACAGCACTCTCACCAGAACCATCAGAAATATTGGTGAACTTTAATACAGCAGTTTTTTCACCATCAACAAGCGTCTGTGATGTTACAGCATCCGCCATGTTAATCTCCCTCTAGTAAACAGAATATTCTATTTCAAGAGTAGCACGGAAAGCTGTTAAGGCTGTATCACAAGCATCTCCTGCACACATGTACAAGTGCTTGCTTGCAATAGCTGCGCTAATGTTTGGTTCAAACACATGAAAGTTTCCAGCAGTGTCATCAAGATTGATGTCAACTTCAGTAACTGAATCTGTTGCAGAAATGCGTGGATTGAATGACGCAACGCCAGCGCCCACAATTTCTGTTCCAGATGATATTGCTGCATTTGTTGCAGTGCCAGAGGTTGCACTTAACTGCAAATTAGCCAAAGAGTTAGCATCACTAGCGGCAGCGGTTGTAATACCAATCACTACTTTATGAATAAAAAACTTTGAGGCTGTGACGAGAGCGTCTGGATGATCTGTGTTTAACTCACCCAATTCTACTAACACATCATCATCTGTATAAGTCACTGATGCTGCATTTGTGTCAGCTAGACTCACTGCGAATGTTTGAATCTTACGAGTACCCAAAGAAATAAGCTGTCCTGTTGCATTTACAGAATAGCCTGTTTGAGTAATTGCACCAGTGGTGCCATTTTTATTGGTTACTTGAAACCCGCCCTCAGAACGGACTGGTCCTTGGAAAGTAGTTGTAGCCATGTTTATCTCCTGTCGTGGCTAATGTCAGCCCCCAGTGGGCTGTCAGGGATAAAAAAACTATACATTAAAAAAGAAAGGGCGGCAACTGCCGCCCCATCTAAACAAGTATAATTGTACGTTATGCGCCTGGTGAACCAAATACACAACGAGGATCGGAGAAGCCGAAGCTGTAACGCTCACGAGCCTTAAAACGCATGTTGCCAGTATCGAAGTCAGCTTCCATACCAGTTGTCATGGGTGTGCGCTCAAAGTGCTTGAAGCCGTTAGGTGCATCCGTCTTGATAAAGAAAGCATCTGTATCAGTCAGGAAGTGGTTAACGACATAGCCCTCTGGAAGCATGCCCATGTTACGAATTGCGTTCACATCGTTGTCGGCGGTGCCTGGACGAAGTGTAGACTCAAGAAGACGGTCAGCTACAAACTGAAGCTGTGGCGGCACAATAAGCTTCATGCCACGAAGGGCAATAATCATATTGCGCTCATCAACGAATGTTGAGATGTCAATCAAGGCATTCTCAAGTGAGGTTTCGTTGAGGTCAGCAGCAGTTGATGGCTCATTACGCAGAGTGCCACCACCAGACAATGGGTGATCTGTAGCACAAAGCTCTTTTCCATCTCCACCTGTAAAGCTGCTATCAAACGCATTGTTAAGCGTTGCAGCGGCTTTAACTTGCTTTGTATGAGCCATAGAACGTGCAAGAGCGCGGGTGTACCGTGCGCCTAAACGATCATACAGGTTATCTTCCAAAGCTTCTTCTGTTAACGCAAACGCAAGAGCGATTGTCTCATGCGTATAACGTGCAGTGAAAGCTTCTGATGCAGTATCAAATACAACTCCAGAGCCTTCAGTCTTGGTGTTCGCATTACCAAAACCAGTGATCATAACCTCTTCTTCAAATGCACGATCTGAAGCTTCGGTATCATAGATTTCAGCATGCTCGGCTTCGTAACGCTCATATTCCATTCCAAATAAGGCGTTAAGGCCAGGTTCTAGCTCTTTCGCTAGTTGGGCGCGAGATATAGCCATTGATCAGCCTCCTTATGCCAAGCCAGCGGCTTTTTGGCCGAAGACATGATTTTGAATGACACAATAGACATTCGTTGCATCAGAAGACACATCGCTATTCTCTGGATCTTCAGAGATGTCTATCACCTTAACTGACAAGTTTGCAGTTGTCGCACCATCAGACACATTCAACTCTGCACCAGAGATGCCAGTTGTTGTGCTTCCAGCGGAAGTGTAAACAATGTCAAAGTTGCCAAACAAATCAGCAACAGGGAATGCAGCATTACACTGAATTTCAAAGATAACCATAGGGTCATCAATGACAAAAGCAATAATGTCAGAAGCATTAGTGCTTGCAGGATAGAAGTTTGAAAACTTCTGCTCACCTGTTGTCGGATCAGTGAACTGACATCCATTAAACACACCAACGATTGGTACTGTACCACCGTCAGCGTGTACTTCAATACCACCACCTGTTACTTGAGCAACCATATCACCTTGGAAAATAGCTGTTCCGTAGTTAGCAGCGATACGATAACGGCTTTGCCCACCAGTATAGGGAGTTCCCCCTATTCTTTTTACTGGGCGCATGCCGAATGCGGCATCTTTATTCGCCATGATCTAGTCTCCTTCGACTATCACTACTCCTCTCCTTTGGGTCCACCAAAGGACACAGAAGAGGATCGTTGAGGTTTTAGCTTTGGCATGTTTGGATTGCTTTCACGCATCCAATCACGATCCACAGCCTCCATTTGATTCTGCGTCACACCTTGGTAATGAGCAGTTCTTTGTTCCACGATCTCTTCAGGGATTCTGGCTAAAACCAATCCACCCACGCCGATCACGCCAGCGTTTTTTCCTTCATCTATCACAGGAGCGTCAAATTCAGGATAATCTTCGGCTCTTACAAGCTCCCATCCCTCTCTACGCTTCTTATGGATGTTATTTCGGTCATCGTAGCCCATTACGGACTCACGGATCCAACGGTGTTTATAGCCAACTGGGGCTTCAGGTGCTTCTAAAGTTGAAGGCGGCTTCCACGCGGCAACTCTCGCTGTTTTTTCACGGGTTTGCGAATCCCTGCTTGCACGATCAGTCATGTCGCTTTCCTCTCTAGTTTAGCAACTTCTTGAGCCATTTTCTCAAGTGGTATTTTCATTCTCTCGGCAACTCTTACTTGCCCCGGCGTTAACTGCACCGTCTTTTTCCGCCCAGTTTTACTTGATGACCGTCCATTAGACGCAGGAGCAACAGCTTGGGCGCTTTGCTTTTGTTCCTGAAACTTGTGCGGCATTTCTTGGCGCATACGCCTATCAATCTCCGCATAATATTCATCTGATGATGGATCAAAGCCCTCTTGAGCCACCAATTGTTCGTGAATAGCTGTAGCACCACGAGTCATAAACATATCAGTGCCAAACCACGAGTTTTTGCTCATCCAAGATTTAAGCTTTGGATCAAGCTCTTGTGGCTGTTGCGGCTGTTGTGGCTGTTGCACTTGCTGTTGTACGGGTTGTGCAGCTTGCCGCTCCTGACGATTTTTTTGAATGCGAAGTCGCTCTTTTTCAATGGCTAATGAAGAGATTAACTCTTGCGCCTGAGCCATTTTTTCCATATCACCGCCATCATAAGCCTCTTGCAACATTCTTTTTGCTGCGGCTGTCTGACTTTCTACACGACCATCGTACTCAGCTATATACCCTTGATCTAACTGAGCTATGCGCTGCTTCATCTCTTCATTTTGCTGTTGCACTTGTTGTGCGTAAGCATAAGCAGCCTCTGCCTCTTCAATCGCTTGTTTGCGTTTGGCAGTCAGTTGATTAATACGTTTTTGAACTTTTTCGCTGTAGTTTTCTAGCTCTGAATCATCTTCACCCTGTACAATTGTACTGGTTTCTTCAGATTCCGCTTGAACAGGAGATTCATCAACAATCGTCTCTTGTGCAGATTGCGAAGTATCATCTTCTATCTCAAAGGATACAGATTCCTGCTCAGACTCTTTTTCCATTAATTCATTTGCATTCATTACAAGCTCCTGTCTGCACTATACATAGGAAATATCGGACGGGTCAAGTATTGTGGCTATCACATTATCGTCATTTATAAGCCGAACTTCTAAACCGTCCACTTTAAACCTATTTCCAGCATATCTGCCCATTAATACCCATGATTTCTCTTCACACCAAGGTCCAGTCGGAAACTTATTAGCATCTGCGTAAGCATCTGAACCCATTTTAACGACATACGCTGCAACAGTTGCATGACTTTCACGTTCACGAACTGCGTCTGGAATAATTATGCCGCCAGCGGTCTTCTGTTTCATGTAATATGGAATGACAAGAAGCCTATACCCAACAGGATTGGGTAATCTATCAATAGCAGAAACATCCATCTTAGACGGATCCTCTGTATTTTTCTTATTGTCTTCTACGGAATCAAAGCCTTTTGATATTGGCTCTGGTACTTTAGATTTTGCCCTTTGTGCCGCCAACCTGTCAGGGACGAATAGTTTTTTAGCCATCTTCTAGCTCTACGCCTTTCATCGCGGTCTTTATATGTTCCTCACATTGAGTCAAGCCGCGTATTTGACCCACTATGAACCGATAGTCGGAAAGATCCTCTATCGCACCATCCGCAAGACGTTGTGTATAATCATCTCTGTCTTGACGTATGTTCTTTAACAAATATTCCGCAAGTATAATTGCGTCCATTATTTTTTCCCAAAAAACTTAGTTGCAGCGCGAGTTCCAAAAGACGCGCTTACGATAACTCCAAGCGTGTATTGATAGTATTGCGGCATGGCCTCAAGAGCCTGAAAACCGTTTGATACAATCTCTCTGCCCCAGTCCCCACAGAAGCTCAAAATGAGCGGGATTGAGAACAAAATTGTAAGCCACTCGTCTTTCCAGCTATGTGCAGAGGCATCAGCCATCTTGAGATCCCAGTCAATCTCACCCGTGGCTTTCTTCTCCATTATGACTGCTTCAGCTTTAGCTTTCGCCACTTTTGCGCCTGCTACTGCTTTTTTCTCTTCAACCTTGCCCTCTAACCATGTACCCGCCAGAGAGGAGATTGGACCAAGAAGTGCCTGTATCATTCTTCCTCAATTATCTCCATAATTTCGCCAGCTTCAAGTCTGACTCTTAATTGTTTACATGACCATTTTTTGTCAAAGTCTGTAGTGTGTCCTACATTTCGTTTTATCTTACGTCTTATACTTAGGCATTCAGATAGATTCTTGTAAGGCGTGTATTCAACCCGCTCTTCACCTATCATCAGTAACAAAACAAAAGTCATCTCAATCATTGTTTGTCAACTTTTCAATGTTGTCCTCTATTTTGGTTAGCCGCCTATCATAAAACTCCAGCACTAGCTTTTGTTGCTGGTCATGTGGGGCATTACCACTTTCAATATTTTCTGCCAGTTTTTCTAACTCACTAGCCAAATGTTCGATCATCATAAACTGTTCTGAGTCGGCTGGCAAACTACCCATTTCACCACGAGGCCATTTGATACGAAACTCTGTGTTTTGACCCAAATCTGTTTCAATAATAATAAATTTATTTTCAATCGTATTGAGTCTTTCAATAACTCCAAAATAAGCCCATGTTGCAACTGCTGCCCCAACCACCATCGCAATCAAGTTGCGAATGGGCATACTTAGTTCTGTATTTTCACTTAGTTTTGGCATTAATCACACTTGTCCTTTCCTGCACACTCAGTAGGAAAACAATGCGCCATCATGCGGTAATATTCGTTTTTATATGTGGCTTGCCACATATCTTCATTTATCAAGTATTCGCATTGAGCTTCTGTCATTGGTTGTTGCAAAGCAACTTGATTTCCAATGTACTGCCATTCATGACCGTCAAAACCCCACATGCTAATAACCATGATGAATAAAGTTTCAACCGTGTGATGAACCTCACTCATCCGTGATTATCACCCACTGAACGGTGTTAGGAGTGCTTTCCGTTCTAAATTTTGTTGCAAACTCAGAATTTACATTTTCTGATACAGTTGGAGTCTCTTTATCATCAGTCATATGACCGTGTATCATCGCCGCCAAAATTGCGGCTATCATAATGTTTTCCATGCCCTTACCTTTTCAAGTTACTTTCTATTCATCCAAGCAGTCGTACCCATATATGCCCCAACCACGCCTGCTCCACTAATATAAAATAAATTGCTTATATCTGATAATGCCTCAACTCGCTCAATAGGCACAAAAAACATTGCGGCTGTAAATGCGCCCATTGCAATCAAAGTGTATCTAGCCATGCGTAGTTGAGCTAAATTTTTACGCAATTCAGTTTCTGTCTTCTTTATTTCCTTAACATGAGCAAGCTCTTCATCGCTTACGATGCCATCACCATCTTCATCATAATCAGAGTAAATGCTGTCTTTTTGCAATTTTTTTTGCTTAGACTTCATTTGCCTATGTCCTTATCAATGATCGCGTTCAGTTTATTCTCAATAAATTTTAAACCGCCGCTCACGCGAGACAGCACCCACGCCACGGGTAACAAGGCCACCTTTAGACATTTTAAAACCATATTGACCAGTTTTTGTATCATAGGTGTATCCTTTCTTTCCTGCTTTAATAGCTTCTTTCAACGCTTCAAACTGCTCATCAGTTAAACCAGAAAAAACATCTTTTAAAGGCGGTGTGTCTTTTTTATCTGACATTAGCTTTTTTTCTTGGCTTTTTTCTTGAGGACGCTTTTTTTGTTTTCTGACTTTTTTTCTTCGGTTTTTTTGCTGATGACAGAGCTATCGCTACCGCTTGTTTCTGCGGGTACCCCTCTGACCTCAGCTTCGATATGTTCTTGCTGATCGTTGACTGGCTGGTTCCTTTTTTCAATGGCATTTCTACGCTCCACCTTTTTTGCCTTTTCAACTGCACGAACTTTGTCATACACAGAACTTGACATCACATTCTCCTTTGTAAATTAGCAGCGGCTATATCGCGTTGTGTTTGTATTCTCTCTTCAGCGACACGAACCTTCTCTTGATTTGCCTCTTCAGTCAAATCAATACGTTGTTGATTGATAAGAACGTCATTACGCTCTTTTTCACGCTCAAGCTGTTGTCTTTCTTCAAACTGTCGCGCACGTTCCTGTATTTCTGCACCGCGCAAAGAAAGCTCTTGTTGTCTGATTGCCACTAAAGGATCAGTGTTATCAGCAGGAGCCACAGCCTGCGCAAATTGCTCAGTTAGCTCACCAATAAGTTCAGCAGCTTTGTTCGCTATCTCAACTTGTAGCTGTTGTGCCATTTGTGGGTTTTGTTGCAACACAAGTTCAGCCTCTGGATCAAGTTGACTCATTACTTCTTGTTGAGCCTGTATCTCAGCCATCATTCCTATGTGTTCTTGAATATGACCTTGTAACGTCATCACGATAGTTGCATTCGCTTGAGCCACTGGTGTAGCTAACATGGCTAAGTGTGACTCAATATGCGCTTGGTGATTTTGATCAGGGAATGCCTGCAATCTTTGACCACGCATGGCCTCCTGATTTTCTTTTGCAGGGTTTGAAGGCTGTGGCTGTTTAGGTATTGGCAGTATGGCATCAATGTTTGTAACACCTAAAGCCTCATACATCTTTCTGTAAGCCTGATATAAACCTTGCTCACCACCGTGTATGTCAGGATTAGATTGAACTAACTGCAATTCTGTCTGTGCCAAGGCAATGCGCTGTGACATGGAAAAGATGTTAGGGTCAGATACAGGTAAAACATCAATTCTATCATCAAAATCAGTTTGTTTTATTTGTGGAGGCGCACCTGGCACTGGATATGGGTACATTGGAGCCATGTTTCTGGCAAATATGTTGGCTAAAAGCTTAAATTCTTGCTTTTGTGAGTAATGAAGACGCTTATGTATCGCAGACATGACCTTTGTACCACGTTCCATAATAGCCATAGTCGTGCCTACAGGCGTTTCTCCGCCCATTTCGCCTACTTTCATGTCTGCCATAGACGCAAACCGCCTACCAGCCTCCACAAGCCCTCCTAATAGGCTATAAAGCGTGTTTGAAGGCTCTTTAAACGGTAATGTCATAATAGACTGACGAATATCCATGCCAGCAGAGTCGATATCACGGAACTCGCCGGGTCTTAACGGTTCATCTTCGTCACGAATCCGCGCACCACGAGCCTTAAAACCTGCTGGCAGATTAGATAGCGTGCCAGCATCAATTAACTGACGCAGAATACTGGTTGAGGCTTGAGACAAGCCGCCAATCATGTGTGTTAAGCCAAAACCGTAAAATCCAAGACCAGGTAAAAACTTGTAATGTATGAAATACTGCTGCCTACGCATTAAAGCGTCACCCTCAAGATAATTCCGGCGAATAGACAATATCTGGTTGGTAGACTCTAATATTGTAACAACATATGGCACTTTTAGTCCTGTAGGCTCACCCTCCATGTCAGTGTCTTCAAAGCCTGTCAGATCTAATGAGGTGTGGACTTCATGAATAACTAGCTCTTCAGATCCAGAGCCGGACAATTGTACGCCTTGCGCTTCATTCAAGGCTTCTTTTACGCCGCTATAATCTTCAGATGCGGATGATCCACTTGGAAGATCAATATCTTTATAAAATCCTGAAAGCTGTAGCTTCAGAACTTCGTTCTTGTCCATGCGAATAATATGCGTAATACGCGGCGTAGTAAGCAGATCAGTTGCGCCATAAGGAACAACAACATCCTCAGCGTGTACAAATTTACTGACTGCTCTTTGCAAAAGTGGGTCAAAATACACCTTCTTAAATGTTGAGCCAACAATCGGTAGATAGAATAGCATCTGATCTGTTTCAGGATCATACTCTTCCATCTCATAAGTGATCATGTAGTTCATATAATCTTTAACACGTTGAGCTTGAGCCACCAAAGCAGGTGTTTCTGCACCCATAGTCTGTGTTCTTACAGGTCCACCAGACGGTAACATTTCACGATAAGCCTGTGCCTGAAACTGTGTGACTGACTCGGCAAGCAAAGGATGTACAACGCCAGTTGCGCCTTCAAATGGCTGGCTACGCTCTTCATAGCTCATGCCAAGTAGTTCAATGCCACGCTTGTATGTATCTTCCCAATCTTGTCGAGAGGACATGTCATCTTCAATGTCACTGGACAACTCAGACGCGATAGTGCCTAGATCGCTATCATCAATAAACTCGGCTAAATTTGCACCAAAAGGAACTTCGGCAGCGACAGTGGCCTCTTCCATGATTTCGCCAACAATCGCAGAGCCATCATCCATCTGCATGACTCCAGGCTGTGCAGGAAAATCAATTATGTCAATTTCAGCTTGCTCTTGAGCGGTCATGTCCTGATCGCCGCCAGCGCCTACTCCTTTTTCAACAGCCATATCTAGTCCTTTCCGCCTTCAATAACCGCTAATCTTGGCTTTTGCGGCGTTGGCTGCGGTATACCCATACCGCTAATTTCATTCTGCATCCGTGTAGCCTCTTCTAAACTAACACTGCGAATTGGCTTTGCCGTTGCCCTAGCTAACTGAGCATCCAAAGCTGCCTTGTTTGCTGCGGCCTCTTCACGGCGCTTAACTGCTCTATTAGCACCAAAACCGTAATCATCGTCAAGTCTGGCAAATATTTTGTCTTGTATCGGGCGATCAATAACCACATTAAAATCATCTTGAGTCATCTTAATAGCGTCAACCATAGCCTCGCCACGACTCTTACCCTCGCCCCTAAAACCAGCAAAGTTGTTGGTCAACACATCGCCAAATTCTTCAGTGGTAATCGCTATGTCATCAACAGATTGAAAAGATAACGTATCGTCCAAATCCAGATATGCGTCTTTCAGAGCATCGTTGATTGCTTCCATCTCAAGATCCTCATCCAGCTTTTGTCTTGCTACTGGTGATTTTACCTTGTCTTTTTGCGCCTCAATGACCAACGCCTTATTTGACTTGCCTCGTGGACGAGGCCCAGCCATCGGAGCAAGAGTAGATGCAGCAATGCCAAGACCATAAACGTCCCTCTTCAGTCTGTCAGCCATACCCTCGTCCATACCAAGAGTTTCTGCTAACTTACCAGCGCCAGTGGCGGCACCACGCAAAACTGTGTCACCAACACGACCAGCGTAATCTAAAACATCAATTGGAGTGCCAACAATAGCGCGATTAACGGCACCAAGAGGAGTAGGGCCAAACATATCAGTCTTATCAGCAAGTCGCTTAAACATCTCAGTGCTTGCTGGAGGGGCTGAAAAAGCGCCCATGATTCCTCCACCTTCAGAAAAATTAACTGGATATTTAGGTTTTTTTTCCAACTCAATTCTAACCTGCCTATCCTCAGTACCAAGAGCATTAGCTAAGTACTCACCTGCCACCTCTGGAGTTATAGCCATGCGTTGTAAAGCTAATATTGGATTGGAAGGAAGATTTCTATCTGCTCTATTAAAATTATATGTATCCTCTATCACATCCATTTCGGGAGTTTCACGGACATTATACTTACCCAAAGTTGTGGCAACTCCGTATCTAGGATCAGTAAAAGAACTTTTAATGGAATCAAAATAACCTTTATCTACTTTTCTTCCTCGTTCAAGTCTTTCGTCTCCAACGCGATCATATGGATTTACACTTGTTTTACCTTTAGTATCCTCAAAAGATTGAAGTCTCTTTTTTGTTCTAGCTTTTTGTTCTGGATACACATCAAATTGTTGTTGTTGTCTTAAAAATCTTTCTTTTTCTGCATTAGCTTCACGTTGTCTCTGAGCTAAAAAAGCCATTTCAACTAATTCATCATTAGTAAAATCTTTATTAGTTATAGGACGATCTACACCAACAATATTTTCTGCCAAGAGTCTTATGTTTGTAGGTATTTTTTTGTATAAACCAGCCACAACTCCTTGAGGAGGTTTATTCAAAATAAGCTCATTGCGTATTTTTTGTCTTAATGCTGCGTCAGCAGCCGCGAGAGACTCTGGAGTATTTAATTTGAGGCCCATAACTAAACTCTCTCGGGTGAGGCTGACTCCAGCGCAGTCATGCGAAGGGCATCAAACATGACCGCAAAGCCATGAGCCAGCCTCTCTCGCACTATAACACCAAAGTTAAATGACATCACATAATATCTCGCTGGTTCCCATCATCCAAAGGATTCATCTCTGAACCCTTGCCCATGTTAAGGGTGATTGAGATGTTGATGTTAGGAGATGCTTTCTTTTGCTTGATCCTGTCCATCATGCTCTCAACCTCGCCACCATGAGCTTTATAATCAGGCTCTGGTAGTTGATCAAAACGATCACGAGCATATTGTTCAGCCTTTTTCTCATCACCTTTGAAGATCTCAAGACCCTCTTCAAAGAAGTTTTCAAGAATGGCTTCGTTCTGTGGATTGCTCATCAGCGTATCTTAACCTTCCTAGGCTTACCCATGTAGGCTCGACCCATGCCACGAACCACACCGCCATCTTCATACTTAGCGGCAAGAGTAGGATTCATCTGCTGTTGCACATCCTCAGGCAACTTGGAAAAGCCCTTGAACTTCTTAGGCACTTCGCCACCGTCTTCCATGCCCATAAGTTGTCTATCAGTGGCACCTAAGGCAGCAGCAATTCTGGCTCTATCAACGTCAGTCACGCTTCTTCCTCTAGGCAGAGGAAAATCAGAACCCATCGCAGACAAAAATTCTTCTATGGATGAGTCAGATGTTTGTCTACGCCCTCCCATCTTACCTTTAGGCTTCATGCCCATGCGTCTTTTCCGTGGTGCCATTCCGCCAAGCCTAGAGCCTATTCTAGCTCTGTCAGCGTCAGAAATATTTCTGCCAGATTCACCTAAGGGAAAAGCAGCGCCAAGAGCCGATAAAAACTCCTCGGTAGGCAAATTTGATATTCGCGCTATGTCAGCATCACTCATAGCCCTGCCACCTTCTTGCATGCCTTGGACTCTTTTAACGCGCTTGATTGCGGCATTAAGACCGCCACCTTTATTCTTTTTGACTGGTTTTACCACGAGAGGCTCCTTTAGTTGCTGTATATAACGATCTAGTTCTTCAAGGCTCATATTAGTAATATCGACTTTTTTCTTACCAACTTTACCACCATCTTGATATCCTGCTGGCATGTCTTTCATGCCAAGCTCAACATTTTTAAATCTGCCGCTACGCAAAACGTCTGGTACAAAAGGGGCGTCAGTGACAGCCTCACCATCAACAGTCAGTCTGCGTATCTGAGCAGTAGACAATCTTGGTGGGGGTGATGTTTTTTTAAACTTACGCTTACGCTTTTTAGAAGGTATGTTTGGTTTTCTAGGTGCCATCAGCTAATCCCCTTAAACTTACCGCCGCGACCGGGCATGACTGCACCGCCGTTGTTCATTCTTTTAACAGATCCACCCTTGTTAAGCTTTACCTCTTTCTCCGTAAAAATATTTTCTCCCACATAATCCATGATTTTCATTTTTTGATCATCAGTGAGATCTTCTCTGGCGCGAATTGCGTTGTCAAATTTGCTACTTCTTTCAAGCTTGTCTTTCTGTTTCTTCATTTTTGCAATGGCTTTTTTATCGCCGCGCCTAGCCTTTGTTTCAAGCTCACCAGAGCCTAAATACTTCTCTGATTTATTTTTACCCATCAGTAATACTCCCTGCTACGCCTGTAAGTTGCCAAATCATCATCTTCATAATCGGCTCTGGTAGCAACAAAACCGCCTTGCCTAAAACGCAGTATAGCCTGTGTCATGCTATCCGCCAAGTCATCATGCTCTCCGTTAGGAAAAGCAGCGCATTCCTCAATGACCTCTTCTGCCCATCTAGTCTCTGGACACCACACCATTCCTGACTCAAACACTGGCGCACAAGCATTCATG